GGCGATCGCCGCCGAGATCGCGCGCAGCGTGACGATCGAGATGAAGGCTGAGATCAGCGGCTCACCCCGGGCCAATTACCTGGCCGAACAGTTCAAGCCGGTCCTGGCAAAGCTGCGCGATAAGGTCGAAGTCGGCAATGCAAAGGGCGGCTTGATGATGAAACCGTACGTCTCTGGCAAGGAGATCGCGGCGGACTTCGTCCAGGCGGACCAGTTCTACCCGGTCGCTTTCGATAACAGCGGAAATATCACGAGCTGCGTATTCTCGGATCAGCGCACCGTGGGTGATCAGTTTTACACCCGGCTCGAATACCATCACATGACGCCGGCTGGCTGCGAGATTATCAATCAGGCCTATAAGAGCACAAGCCGCGATACTCTGGGCAATCAATGCCCACTGGAAGAGATCGCGGATTGGGCAGGATTGATGCCATCCGCGATCATTACAGGCGTCAAAAGGCCGTTGTATGCCTATTACCGCTACCCGCTGGCTAATAACATCGACACTTCGAGCCCCCTGGGGGTTTCTTGCTATTCCAGGGCCATTGACCTCATCCAGCAGGCTGATGAGATTTGGTCTGAGCTAATGTGGGAATTTGAGAGCGGCAAACGGGCGATCTTCGTGGACCCGTTGGCTTACGGCAAAGATGCGAATGGAAAATCAAGAGTACCCGATAAACGCCTATTCAAGACGGTCGATATGGGCGGAGGCGGCGCGATCGGGGATAGCAGCGGAGAGGATCTGTTTCACGATTGGACACCAGAATTCCGTGAAGCCTCGATCAAGAGTGGGCTCAATTCGATCCTTCAGCGAATTGAATATAACTGCGGCCTGGCTTATGGAACGCTTTCTGATCCTCAAGCAGTCGACAAGACGGCGACCGAGATCAAGACTAGTAAGCAGCGCACCTATGCCACCATTACAGACGCTCAAAAAGCCCTGCAGGCGGCGCTGGAACAGTTGCTCTGGGCGATGGATACCTGGGCGACCCTGTACAAGTTAGCGCCGGCAGGCTCGTACTCAACCGCCTTCGATTTCGACGATAGCGTGGTGGTCGACCGGGATATGCAGTTCAAACAGGACCTGCAGCTCGTCGGTACTGGCATCATGAGCAAGGTCGAATGGCGCATGCGCAACTTCAAAGAGGATGAGGCGACCGCGAAAGCGAAGATCGCCGCGGTGACCGCCGAGCAGCCTCCGGATATGTTTGGGCAAGGTCAAAACGCCTAATGCTGACCGCCGCGCAGCTCGATGCTTTACCGGGACCGATTCTGGAGCTCTATGAGCGCTATAACCAGAGCGTGATCAATGACATCGCGCGCCGGCTTTCCAATCTCGACTTTGCCAGCGCGGCCTGGCAGATGCAGCGGATCACCGAAAGCGGGAAGGTCTACGAAACTGCCCTGGAGGAACTCGCGAAAGTCACCCACTTGAGCGAGAAAGAGCTCAAGTACATCTTCCAGAAATCTGGCGTTCGAGCGATGAAGTTCGATGATGGCATTTACAAGGCGGCGGGGCTCAATCCGCTGCCGCTCAATCTTTCCCCGGCTATGGCGCAAGTCCTGGCCGCGGGGCTGCGCAAGACCCAGGGCATCATGCGCAATCTGACCCTGACCACGGCGATTAATGGCCAGGGGGCGTTTGTAAACGCCGCGGATCTGGCATATCTCCAAGTCACTAACGGGGCCATGAGCTATCAAGAGGCGATCCGGGCCGCAATCAAGCAGGTTGCCAGTGATGGCTTATCGGTCATCCAGTTTGGGGGCCACGCGGACCAGCTCGATGTTGCGATGCGGCGCACGGTGCTGACCGGCGTCAACTCGACGGTGAATGATCTTCAATGGGCGCGGGCCGATGAGATGGGCGTTGACCTGGTGCAGACCTCGGCTCATATCGGGGCGCGGCCCGATCATCAACTCTGGCAGGGCAAGGTGTTCTCCCGGTCGGGCGCGTCCGGCAAGTATCCTGATTTCAAGTCGTCTACAGGATACGGAACAGGGGCGGGCTTAGGGGGTTGGAACTGCCGGCATAGCTGGTTCCCTTTCTTCGAGGGCATCAGCGAGAACGCATACCGGCAGGCCGAACTGGACGACTACGCCGATAAAACCGTCACCTACAACGGCAAGGAATTGAGCTTCTACGATGCCACCCAGCAGCAGCGCCTGTTCGAGCGGCGCATTAGGCATTGGAAGCGACAGGCCGGCGCGTTGGAAGCCGCCGGCCTAGACAACTCGGTTGAGATCGGGAAAGTGAAACTGTATCAGGCGAAACTCAGGGACTTCGTGAAGCAAACCGGGATTGTGCGCCAAAGAATCAGGGAGCAGATTTAGCATTCCTCTTTCGCTCGGCCTCTGCCGCGACCTGCTCCCAGAAGCCCGCCTTCTTCGGCTGACTGGCCTTGACCGCATCCCAAAAGCCCATCTTTTCTTCATGCTGGTAGGTGACCTGAAAGACATCGCCTTTCTTGCCCAGCAGCGCCAGGGGCAGAAAGACCAGCCCCAATACCGCCGTTTTTGCAAACGAATAGCCCTGCCCATTGCGGGTAACGCTCATCACCGCGTAGCCTTTGCGCTCACGGTTTTTGATGTCTCGCTGCATGGCGCCTTCCGACTTGTAGGTAATTACCGTTGTTTTTGTCATTGCTTCCCTCCATCCTCATCATAGCATATTTGGACTGGCGCATACCCCTGGAATTATCTAAATCAGGGCCAGTATCGTATGATTAAATTGCGGCGGCGATACAGAAATGTAGCGCACGAGCATAATTGATTAGACAACACATTCGTTATCCGCAAACGTAAAAGGGCGGGCGACCATGCGGGCCAGCCGCGTAACAAATCGGGTAGCCGCGAGTAGATAGGAGAGGACAGGAAATGAAACGAGAGGACTTGAAAGCCAAAGGGCTAACGGATGAACAGATTGATTTTGTCATGGCCGAAAACGGCAAGGACGTGGAAGGCCACAAGACGAAGTTGACCACGGCTCAAGCGGAAACCGAAACCATCAAGACCCAACTTTCTGAAGCCAACAAGGCTATCGAAGCGTTCAAGGGTCTAAACATTGACCAGATAAAGGCCAGTGCCGATGAGTGGAAAACGAAAGCCGAACAAGCAGAAGCTGCTCGGGCCGCAGACAAATTCGACAACGTTCTGAAAGATGCCTTGAAAGAGTACAAGGTAAAGGACCCCGAAGATGTCATGCACCGGCTGAAAAAGGACGCCCTGAAACTAGGCGAAGATGGAAAGTCAGTCATTGGCCTAAAAGAGCAGATTGAACCGCTCAAGTCCACGAAGGATTACCTGTTCGAAAGCGACACACCCACCCCTAGGATTGTCGCCGGGGGAAATAACCAAACCGTTGGAGACGCGGTCCTCAGCGCGGCCCGGAAGGCCGCCGGACTGCCTGTCTGACAGGAGATAAACAATGGCTAACTCAATCGGTCTGGCCTCCAAGTTCCAGCCCATCCTCGATGAAATCTATAAAGGCGCAAGCCTGACCGCTCGCCTGGACGCCCCCACGAAACCCGTGGACTTCGGCGGTGCGAACGCGGTGAACGTGTTCAAAACCTCCGTTGTGGGTCTTGGCACCTACAGCAAGGCGACCGGCTTCCCGGCCGGCGATGTCACCGGCGCATGGGAAACCATGACCCTCGCCAATGACCGCGGGCGCTCATTCTCGGTCGACGCGATGGACGATGAAGAATCCATCGGCATGGCCTTCGGCACCCTGGCGGGCGAATTTATCCGCACCGCCGTGGCCCCGGAACTGGACGCGTACCGCTTCAGCAAGTACGCGAGCTGGTCCGGCGTTTCCACAGTGACCCCGGCCGCGCTGGATACCTCCGCCAAAGTCATCGCCGCCATCGACGTGGCCCAGGCTCAGTTGGACGCCGATCAGGTTCCCGCCGAAGGGCGCCTCCTGTACTGCTCGACCTCGATCTATTACCTGCTCAAGGCCAGCCTGACCCGCTACCTGGCGAACGAGGCGACCGTCAACCGCAATATCCAGATGCTCGACAACATGGAAGTGATTCAGGTTCCGCAGACCCGCTTCTACAAGGGCGTGACCCTGGATGCCGGTTCATCTTCCTCGGCTGGCGGTTATTCCAAAACCGCCTCCACCGGGCGCGACTTGAACTTCATGCTGATCCACCCCTCAGCGGTTCTGCAGGTCACCAAGCACAACCCGCTGCGCATCTTCGCCCCCAAAGAAAACCAGACTGCCGATGCGTGGCTGTTCCAGTACCGCATCTATCACGATGCCTTTGCTTACGACAACAAGGTGGACGGCATTTACTACCACCTGCACACCTCCTAACCCTCCTCCCTCCTGGTGGGGCGGGGACCGACCACCCCCGCCCCTCCAAAAACCTCAAAGGAGGTCTTGAATGACACAACTGAAACAAGTTCAAATTCACGGCATGTTGAAAGACATCAGTGATAATTTCTCGGCCATCGCCCCGATTGGCGCGCTGGTAGGCATCGGCAATCTGCGCTGCGCGGTCTTCCAGTTCGACGGTGAAGGCAAAGACAGCGCCGGTGTCAGCAACCTGACCGCCGCCGCGCATGGAACCGGCGTCAAAATCCCGGCTCAGTCGGTCGTCATCGGCGGGTTCGTGGAAGTCAACACCGCTTTTACGTCGACCAACTCCACCAGCCAAATCGCAATCAAGGTGGAAGGCGCCAACGACATCATCTCGGCCACCGCCGTATCGGGCGCGCCGTATTCGACCATTGGCCGCAAGGCGATCACGCCCAAGACCAACACGCCGGAAAGCACTTCGATCAAGGTGACGACCCTGAAGGAAATCACCTGCACCGTGTCGGTCGAAGCCCTGCTGACCGGCAAACTGACCGGATACCTGTTCTTCGTGGAAGGCGTGGCTTCGGCCTAAGAGGACTGAGTTATGGCATACGTGGACTGGACGTACTACAGCACAACCTATCTAGGCAATGCCATAGCTCAGGCTGAACTGCCTTACCTGGCGCTGCGGGCGAGCGCGAACATCGACTTACTCACCTTCGGCCGGGCCGCGGGCGTTGTTTTGCTTGCCACCGATGCCGAAACCATCGACAAGATCAAGATGGCGACCTGCGCCGTGGCCGATGAGCTCAAGAAGCTCGAAACAACCGGGGGCGCTGTGACCTCCGAGCGAGTGGGGAACTACGCTGTAACCTACGCCAGCCCGCAGTCG